GGTTTTGTTATTTTAAAGTTAAGAAAAGTTTCTGGTTATAATAACCTATCATAAGGAAAGATGAATGAAATTAATATCTGAAGCACTTGAAAATGTAAAATTTCTTACTGAAGAAGACGATAAAGGTAGCAAAAATTACAAAATTCAAGGTGTATTTATGCAAGGTAACATAAAGAACCGTAATGGTAGAGTATATCCAACAGATGTTTTGGAAAATGAAGTAAAAAGATACTCTGAAAAATTCATTGAAAAAAATCGTGCATATGGTGAACTTGGACACCCAGAAGGCCCAACGGTAAATCTGGATAGAGTTTCACATATGGTAACTTCTTTACAAAGAGATGGAGATGATTTTATAGGTGAAGCAAAAATTATGAACACACCAATGGGTAAGATTGTAAAAAATATCATAGATGAAGGTGGCACACTTGGTGTTTCTTCTAGAGGTATGGGTAGTCTTGAACAAAAAAACGGTGCAAATTATGTGAAAAAAGATTTTATGTTGGCAGCTGCTGCTGATATAGTTGCAGACCCCTCTGCACCTAAAGCTTTCGTAAACGGAATTATGGAAGGTAAGGAATGGGTTTGGAATAATGGACTTCTAAAAGAAGTTGAAATAAGTGACATAGTTGAAACTATAGAGAGTTCTGTGCGTAAAAAACTTCCAAATGTGGAAGCTCTTGCGTTTGCAAAATTTCTTAAAAAGTTATAAAACTATAAATAATAATGATAATTAAAACAAGGAGAACCTTCAATGTCAGAACTAGATAAGACTATTGAGGAGTTGGAAAAAGAAGTCGTAGCGGAACTAGATGAAGCCAACGGCAAAAAACCTAATTCTACTGGTGGTAAGGCAGACCCTATGCCAAAAATGAAAGATGGTGAAAAACCAGAAGATGTAGGTGGCCCAACGCCCGAAAAAGATGCGAATATGGTTGGAAAACCAGACGCCGCAAAAAAAGTTAAAAAGGACACTTCTGCACCCACTAAAGGTGCTGTTCCTCCAGAAAAGGCAGATACTATTAAAGAAGCCGAACACGATGATGAGGACGAAGAAGAACCTAAAGATATGAAAACAGATGATGAAGAAGATGACGATGATGACGATATGGAAGAAGCTGTATCAAAATTATCTAAACTTTCTAAAACTGAACTCGTTAATCAATACACCAAAGGTATGACTAAAACTCAACTTGCCTCTGAAATTTATGGTAAAAATCATAAGAAGAAGACAAATGAGAGTGTTGATGTTAAAAAAGATGTTGATGCATTACTAGAAGGTGAAGATTTTTCTGATGAGTTTAAAGCTAAAGCTGAAACAATATTTGAAGCTGCAGTATCATCTAAAATCTCTGAAGTAAAGGGAGCTTTACAAGAAGAGAAAGTACAAGCTATTGAAGAAGCAAAAGAAGATATGGTTGAGAAAATTGACTCATATCTAACTTATGTTACTGAAGAGTGGAAGAAAGAAAATCAACTTGCTATTGAAAGAGGTCTAAAGGGAGAAATCGCTGAAGACTTTATTACTGGTCTTAAATCTTTATTTGAAGACCACTATATTGATGTTCCAAACGAAAAATATGACATTCTTGAAGCACAGACTAAAGAAATTGAGGAACTAAAAGCAAAAGTGAACGATTTGATGGAACAAGATAAATCAGCTAAGAATAAAGTTGGTGAACTTGTTCGTGAATCATTAATTTCTGAAGTATCAAAAGATTTAGCAGAAACAGAAAAAGAAAAATTTCATTCTTTAACTGCTGATGTTGAATTTTCTGATGAAGAATCTTTTAAAGAAAAACTATCTACTTTGAAAGAATCATACTTCCCTTCAGAGAAAAAAGTTGAAGAAGTATTATCTGAAGACGCTGAAAGTCCTAAGACTATTGAAGCAAACTCAGATATAATGGCGGCATATACGGCTGCAATTAACAAAACCCATAAAAGGGCAGTAAATAAATCGTAATGATAAATATAGTAAATATATAAGGAGAAACTAAGATGTTTCAAACAACACATTTACAAGAGAAGTGGCAGCCCGTTCTAGACCATCCAGATTTACCAAAAATCAATGATAGTTATAGAAGAGCCGTCACTACTGTTATTTTAGAAAATCAAGAAAAGGCACTTAGAGAAGATGCTTCTTTCTTGTCAGAATCAGTTCCTACTAACGCAACTGCAGCTGGTGCTAATCCAATGGCAAATTGGGATCCGATCCTAATTTCATTAGTAAGAAGAGCTATGCCAAACTTAATTGCATATGACATTTGTGGTGTGCAACCAATGACTGGCCCAACTGGTTTAATCTTTGCTATGCGTTCAAGATTTGATGACCAGTCTGGTGCAGAAGCACTAGTTGATGAAGCAGATGGCGAACATTCTGCTGATAACTCATCATCTTCACTGACAGCTGCACAACAAGGTACTAACCCAAGTGTACTTAATGACTCTCCAGAAGGCGCTTATACTTTCGCACAAGGTATGACTGCTGCACAGGCAGAAGCATTAGGTGATAGTTCTCAAAACCACTTTGCACAAATGGCTTTCTCTATTGAGAAATCAACTGTTACTGCAAAGTCTAGAGCACTTAAAGCTGAGTACACAATGGAACTTGCACAAGACTTAAAAGCAATTCACGGTCTTGATGCAGAAACAGAACTTGCAAACATCCTTTCTGCTGAAATTCTTGCAGAAATCAATAGGGAAGTAGTAAGAAGAATTTACAGAACTGCCGTAGAAGGTGCTGCTGTAAATACAACTACTGCTGGTACTTTTGACTTAGATACAGACTCTAACGGTAGATGGTCTGTTGAAAAATTCAAAGGTCTAATGTTCCAAATTGAAAGAGATGCAAATGCAATCGGTCAAAAAACTCGTAGAGGAAAAGGTAACATCTTACTAGTAAGTGCTGATGTTGCTTCTGCTTTACAAATGGCTGGAATTCTAGATTACCAATCTGCATTAAACAACAACCTACAAGTTGATGACACTCAAAACACTTTTGCTGGTGTATTGAATGGTCGTTACAGAGTATATGTTGACCCATACGCTGCAAATGTAGCTGCAAGTCAATACTATGTTGTTGGATATAAAGGTACTTCACCTTATGATGCTGGTACTTTCTATTGCCCATATGTTCCACTACAAATGGTGAGAGCAGTTGGTGAGCAAACTTTCCAACCAAAAATCGGTTTTAAAACTAGATACGGTATGATTGATAACCCATTCGCAGTTGACGCTGGTGCGTTAGCTGATAACAACGATGCTGGTTCTTCAAATACTGCATTTACTAAAGAAACTAACCAATATTACAGAAGAGTTAAAGTTTCTAACTTAATGTAATAACTACAATCTACCACACCACAAAAAAGGGGAGTTCGCTCCCCTTTTTTTTTGATTATAAATAATAGTATGACAGATTTAAACGCACTCACACGACAACCAGAAGAGATAGACTATTCTGCACCGAGTCAGTATAGGTTCTCTATTATACAATTACCTAAAGTACAATTCTTTACTACTGCGTGTAATATACCAGGCGTTAATATGGGTGATGCAATATTTCCTACACCTTTCAAAGATATTCCAGTTTTACCAGATAAGGTAACATTTGAAAATCTTGAAATAACTTTTTTAGTAGATGAAAAATTACAGAATTATCAAGAACTTTTTAACTGGATTATGGCGATTGGATTTCCAGAAGATAGAGCTCAGTTCAAAAGTTTTAGACAAGAAAATGTAGACCAGTTTCCTACATCTCAATCAAAAATAAATGCACCTTCAGATACACCTAAACCTAGAACACCAGACGGTGCAATGTACTCAGATGCAACATTAACAATACTATCTAATAAGAATAACCCAGTATTGAATGTTAACTTTTCAAATGTATATCCAGTAACACTTTCTGCATTACAATATACAAATGACCAAGCAGATACTCAATATATGAGTGCGACTGCAACCTTTCAATATCAATTATTTAAATTTGAATCGTTATAAGACTTGACAACTTTTTAATTATGGTATATAATATAGTATGGATTTAACAAAAATACAAGAAATGTTTGACAAAGACTCAAAGATTGATGAAACTAATATCAATCTAGAAGAGACTAGAAGTCCAGCATTATTAAATAAATATTTAAAACTTTACACTAATTTTAGACTTATGTTAAGTAAGGCTGAAACTGATATGAAAATATTAAAAAAACAAAAATGGGAATACTATTCTGGTAAAGCAGAGAAACCATTTGAGTTAAAAATTCTTAGACAAGATATTCCGACATATTTAGAATCAGATGAAGATATGATTAGACTACAATCTAAATTAGATTATCTTAAAGTAGTTTCTGGTTATTTAGAACATATAGTAAAAAATTTGCATAGTAGAGGATTTCAATTAAGAAACATAACAACTTGGATTAAATATACGGAGGGTGCATTATGAGTATATGTGAAAATAACTACTATTATTTCATAGGTGCATTAAATGACCAACAATGTAATGCAATTATAGAAAGAGGGTTATCTGATATGACTCTCACAGAACAAAAAAATGGAAAGCAAGCAACTGATGCTACTACTTTTGATTTTAGACAAAAGGGTGGTGAAACATCTAACGCTGGTAATATCGCACAAAATCATTTGACTGCACAAGGTAGAAGACAAAAAGGTATTAAAGAAGAAGATGTTTATGTTAGAGATACTAAAGTTGGGTGGTTAGCAGATAAATGGATATATGATTTAATACACCCATTTATACGAGAAGCAAATCAAAAAGCAAACTGGAATTTTGAGTGGGATTTTTCTGAAACTTGTCAGTTTACAGTTTACAATCCAGGCCAGTTTTATTCTTGGCATACTGATGGTGGTTCAAGACCATACATACCATTTGACCCAACAGTAGAAGAACAAAGAAGAAAAGATAATGATGGGAATTATATAGTTGCAAAAGATGATACTGGTAAAGAAATAAAGTTTGATAAAACATATAGGGGTGGTAAATTTGAAGGATTGCCAAGATATATTCCAGCGCCTGGTTTTGTAGATAATCCAAATCAATTCTGGAAGACTAGAAAATTATCCGTAACAGTAAATTTAACCAATCCAAAAAATTACAAAGGTGGTAATCTTAAATTTGATTTAGGGCCTCATATGGGTAGTAAAAGATATCACACTTGTACGGAAATAAGACCAAGAGGTTCTATCATAGTATTTCCATCATTCATACACCACTTGGTTACTCCAGTTACTGAGGGAACTAGATACTCTTTAGTAGTATGGAATTTAGGAAAGATGTTCAAATGATTGATACTGTAAAATTTTTTAAAGAAAAAAAGTATGTTCTTATAAAAGAAATGATACCTAAAGATATTGCAAAAGTAGGGGCACAATATTCACATTACGATAAAGCAAGACTATTTCAACCAGAAGCAGAAAGTGCTCAGATTCCAGGCAGTCATAGTGTTTATGGTGACCCACTTATGGAAACACTTTTGAATTTTGGTAGAAAGAAAATAGAACAATCTACTGGTTTAGAATTGTGGCCTACTTATTCTTATTATAGATTGTACAAAGTAGGTGATATATTAAAAAGACATAAAGATAGACCATCTTGTGAAGTATCTATTACTTGTTGTTTAGGATATGATTACAAGGGTAAAGAAGATTATAACTGGGGTATGTTTGTTGGCCCAGAAGATGGTGAAAGAGGTACAAAGGGTAAGATGATTCCTATGGAGCCTGGTGATGGAGTAATCTATCGTGGGTGTGAAGTGGAACATTGGAGAGAAGCATTTGATGCACCAGAGGGTGCCTGGCAAACACAAGTATTTTTACATTATGTAGACAAAAATGGGCCATTTGCTGATTTTTGTAAATTTGATTCTAGACCATCACTTGGTCTTTCACACTCAACGAAAGATAAGGAAAAGATTGCGGCTGCTACAAAGGCAGATGCAGAACTTTTATCTAAAAAAGATGCTTTTCCAAAATTGAACAAAGAAGAAGTACCTTATGAAAATAGAGAAAAAAAATGAAGTATACATACGAATTGAAACCGAACCACATATTGCAAGAGAACTCTCAGAGTATTTTACCTTTGAAGTGCCTGGTGCAAAATTTATGCCCAGTTATAGAAATAAAATATGGGATGGAAAAATACGATTATTCTCAGTTGCTACTGGACA